AAAAAGAATTTCTATGATGCAAACGGAAACTTTGCACCCGATGGCGCACAACGTGACCTTGACAAATACCCAAAGTCAAACACAAAGCGTATAGAAATCATCGTACAAAAGGACAGCGAAACATTCGGGCGTTTATTGCCAAATGCTTATCAAAATCCCGTTCGTGGTGATGAATTCGTTATACTTGGAATTTCGTTACCAACGTCATACATAACCGATGCGGAAACGGAACTTGACGATGCAATGCGTGAATACATGTTGGAAAACAACGTGTACTACTTTGACTATCCTTTGAAGTTCGACGAATATTTCTTGGCAAAGAACGTCGGCATTTTGGAACAAATACAAAACAACAATATTGTTAGATTCCAATATGCAGGTGTTCAAATGAACTTGTATATCAAGCAAATTACCAAGAAATACGGTGACAATCCGCTACCGCAATACGACATTACGCTTACCGATGACGTGCAAATCGTCTTGAATCAAATCGGGCAAGTTACCGATGAGGTTAGCAAGATGAGGGTGCAAGTGTCGGAATTGCAAAAATATTATTCCGAAAACTTGATAGAGGCTATTAATAGCAAACTTTCAAGAATAGAGGATGATGTTTGTCAAGGGCGTATCACTTTCCAACAGGGATTGATTGCCATTGGTAGTGTTATTTTCCATGATAAGATACAAAGCCCCGACTTTGAAGAAGGTCTTTATACTGGTCGCGGATGGCGCATAGATAACCTTGGTAATAGCGAATTCGAATCAGTTAGGGTTAGAACGTTCTTAGAGGTCGTTGAATTGTTGATTAACCGTATGCAAGCCCAAGAGGGCGACACGGTGTTTAGCGACAATGACCAAATAGAAAAGGTAGACCAAATCGTTGATGAAACCGATGGTAGCATTTCCTACGTTCTTACGTTAAAGGAAAAGTACAAAGGCTACATTACTGGTCAAATGTACGGCAACGTTATCAAGGGTATCATTAACACGTTGGCAGCAAAGCAAGCAGGCGTTAGCGACGAAAGCGAAACATCTGTCGAGGTGGATGGCTCGAACAAATACTATACGTCTTGGATGCGTGTTATTGCTACACACAATACCAACAATAGTTTGGGCGTGAACCAAATACAAGTAGTCTTGTATGGTGACAATTACGTACCTGCTGGTCGTAATTTCCCACCGTGCGAACTTATGACTATTGCGCGTTGGGGTTGTGTCGATTACTCAGACCCTGATGACCCAGACTACGAAACCATAAAAGCCTCTATCATACGTCGCCAACGTATGTTTATGATAAGCACTACCGACGGACGTGTTGTTAAGTACACGGGCGTTGATGCACCTATCCTAAAGAATGGCAACTATGGCGTTACGATTGGTGAATTACCCGAATTCGTAAAGAACTATCCAGACGTTCGCGCTATCTTAGACCAAGTAGGTGAACATACCGATTGGCTTTATGCGCAAGGTATCGTTGTTGGAAATTATATTAAGATTGACCGCGAGGGATTGCCCGTTCCTGTTACCGTTTTTTGCGGTGATTGGGTGGATGGTTCAACGATGGCAGAACCTCAAGTTGGAGAAGGAATCTATTTCTACAACGAATATAACGAAACGTCTCAGCAATACGAAATACACGAGGTTAGAAACCGTGGTGGACGTTGGCAATGTTTGCAACACCAACCCGTTAGACAAGGTGGTGTTGATGTTTACTACGAGCCGAAATGGAATAGCCCCTATTGGCGTTTAACTGATGGCAACGACAATCTTTCTATTGAATTTGTTTCAAGCAAGGGATTTTCGTTTAGACGTGGATTCGTTGATACGGAAATAACGCCACACGTATTCTTTGGCAACGTCGATATTACAAACGACATAGCCGCTGAATACTTTACTTGGTCACGTGAAAGCGAAAGCGGAAAAACCGCACAAGATGAAACTTGGGATGCACAACACCAAGGTCAAAAGACGTTACACCTTACCAATGCCGATATGCCGCAAACGTGGTCATCAAGCAATAAGGCGATATTCACTTTGACCGTTGCTATAAACGACGGTAAAACGACAAGAATAGTACAAAATCAAATTATATCATAAAAGAAATATGGGAAAGAGATTAAATGTTCCACAGCCAGCGGTCATCAATACCGAACTTGCACCGTTTGATGAAAGTTTCTTCGTCGAACCTGACGGTCAATTGGAACAATGGTATTACGACAATACGAATACCTACGCTCCACACCGTCCGCGTACCCCGTTGACACTTACACCCAAATTGTCCGTTTTTGATAGCGATACCAACCAATCGTTTGTACCGTCATTCTTTACCGTTCAATGGTATGTCAACGAATACAAGAATAATGGTTATGTAGAAAGCGAGATAACGAATGTTGATGATGGCGATAACGTTGATTACGTTATTGTTGGCAATAAGTTGAAAGTCAAAAAGAACGTTCCTTATACAAGGGCTATCCAAATACGTTGCCGTGCAACCTATATTGACCCTCGTGACGCAGGCGTTACCTACGTTGTTGAGGACACATTGACGCTTTCAACGAACCGTGACGCATCCGTAATATATCCGTCGCTTGACGTTGCTTGCGCAAGTGCAAGGGCTTACAATCCTTTGACAGACGATAGTAGCACGTTTACTTTCGTCGCAATAGCAAACAAGGGCGGTCAAGATGTTACGAATAGCGTTTACTTTGTTTGGTATGCAATCAATGGCACTACCGAGGTATTAGCGGAAACAATGCCTTGGTATGTTAGCGGCCAAAACACCGATACGCTTACAGTTGATGCAATGTATGGCGAGGAGATACGTGTTGTGTTACGTGCAAAAGAAAACGCACAAGCCGCAACGTTATATCCCGATAAGGCTTACCGTACTATCACTTGGGTAATTCCCGATGTTGATACCAATGTTGTTTCGGAAAACGGAGGTGCGGTACGTGCAGACACTTACAAGATGGCGTTTAGTACGGTTGTGAACGTTAGACATCAGATATTGTCGGACGAAAAGAAACGCGCACACTTGCGTTTCAATTGGAAATACCGTAAGTCGAATTCATCTACCGAATACGATGCTGGTTGGGGCGAGAATATAGAAATTCTTGCGTCACAATTGCGAAACGTCTATGGTAGCGGTGCAACGCTTGCAAGCACGGTTGTTTATCCATACGTGTACGTATTAGGCGCATACGACGTAATTACGCATGATGGTGCAACCGTAACACATGATGGCGAAACGGTTTACGAACGTTCTATTTACGATTAAAGAAAGAAAGTTTTACAAATATAAAAAGGAAAAGATTATGGCATTAGATTCAGCAGTTTATTTGGTGACAGCGGATATTGCTACACGTAGCGGTCTTATCGAAAACCGTTACCGTGTTGCCGATGGTCGTTACGTTCTTGACAATAAGGACTTGTCACGTGTACGCTTTACTACCGATGAATACATCAGCGGTTTGGAAGGTGTGGAAAAAGTAGACCCAGAACGTGCCGATACGCTTATTGCGGAAAACGGCTACAAGATGGGCTACGACGGATTGCTTACGAACGAAGAACCCGAAACGGTGCAAGTCGAAACCGAAAGTGGCGAAATTCTTGACGAACAAACCATTAATGGCGGTGACGTTGGCAACGTAGAGGATATTCTTGGCGGTGGCACACAACAAGAGGAAGAGAATAACGAAAACAACGAAGAAACCGAACAACAAAACCAAGAGGAGGAATAAGATATGTCACAAATTAGCAATAGATTCTATGTAACCGCACTTGATGACGGTACGACCTTGCACGGAAACCTTGCAAGTACCAAGCCTTTGTCGCAAGCGTGGAACGGTTCAAGCGCAGTACCAAACTGGACGCAAGCCTCCGAGCAGCCCGTGATTTATCTTACGTTGCTTTCTGGCGGTTCTTTGGTGCTGCCTGCCGATAACTATAAGTGGCTTTACAATGGCACGGAAATTGATTTTACAACCGATTCGCGCTTTGTAAAAACGACACATGCCGTTACCTACGGTGGCACTACGTTGAACATGCCAGCGTTGAAAATCGTTGCCAACCTTGCGTCAAGCGCAAACGTTGATGTAGATATGATTACGTTTAGCGGCAGTTATATCATCAACGGTGCTGGTGTTTCCTTTGCCTGTGATGCACAAATCCGTATTTCCGCTATTACCGCAAACGGCTATCTTGGCTTGATTAACTTTGTTGGTGGCATTAGCAACATTACGGAAGATGACCAAGTAATAACCGCTTATGGTAAACTTTACAATTCAAGCGGTGGCGCAATGGATACTGTCACTACCAAATGGTATCTTAACGACGGTACGACACCTACAAGCGGTTCAAGTAAGACAGTTGACGGTACTACTTACGCAAATGCTTATCAAGTTGACGAAAACGACGTTGTAGACCATGCTACTTTGCGTTGCGAATTCTACGATTCGTCTAACAACTTGCTTTACACGGCTTATGCAAGCGTTGACGATATGCAAGACCCCGAATTTATGTATATCCAATACAACGGTGCTAACGGCAATGCTGCATCTTTGCGTAAAGACGAAAGCGTATCTTTCTCAATTTGGGTAGGTAGACGTGATGACCCAAGCGTACTTGGTGGAACAGCAACCCCGACCTATTCAACATACAAGGTTAAACTCCTTGATGGAACAGGTGCGGTTATCGGAGGTAGCGGTGATAGCGGACGTTCCGTAATTGGTAGTGGAATTCCCGATGCGGATAGTGACGGTTATCGTACATTGTCTATGTCCGCAGGTGTTGCGTCTATCACTATTCCGTATTCCGTTGTAAATAGTGCAACATACGGAAAGAAAAATATGACGGGAATTGTTATAGCCTATTCGTCTTAATTGACGGATAGGTTTATAACACCGTGTAATCATCAACAAAAGTAGTAAACGAAATAAAAACTTAATATATGTCTGCGCAAAAAACTATATCGAATTCGTTTACCGTAACAACTATGGAAAGCCCCGTTAGTGTGCAAGCCCAATATGCACCTAACAATAATCCGTCGGCAGGTCAGATACACAATGTTTGGCAAGACGGTGACTTGTATATGCGCACTCGAGAAACAGACTCGAATGTGTGGTCAAGTTGGCATAAGATAGTTGGCGAAAGCGGTGACGAAACGGACTTTTCATTTGGTATTAGTGCTTACAAGACAACCGCAAATGCTACAACAGCACCAAGTGACATTTCCTCTTGGTCTGACGCGCCCTTGGCGGTCACGTCAGCCAAACCGTATCTTTGGGCTAAAGTGCAAAAGAAATCTTGGAACGCAAGCACACAATCTTACGACGTTGATAGTACGACGTACATAAGACTGACGGGCGAGGACGGTTCAAGCGTTATGGCACAATACGCACCCAACAACAACCCTTCATCGTCACAAATACATGATACGTGGCAATCGGGCGACCTTTACATGCGCACAAAGTCTACTACCGATAGCAATTGGTCAAGTTGGCATAAGATAGTTGGCGAAAGCGGTGACGAAACGGATTATAGTTTTAATATCTCAAAAAGCAAGACATCTACCAATTCCACTACCGCTCCGTCGGATTGCTATTATACGAATTGGCAAGACGCACCTGTTGCGCCAACATCTACGTACCCTTATATGTGGATGAAGATAGTCAAAAAGACTTGGAATGAATCTACACAAAGTTACGATAGTGGTACACCGAGTTATGCCCGTGTTACTGGAGAACTTGGTATTGATTACGAAATCCGTTCTACACGTGATAGCGTAAAGATTGCAAGTGACGCGACAACGGCAACTTGCAACGCAACGCTTTCGTTCTACCAAAAGGAATCGGGTAAAACCCCAGTTGCTTACAATTGCCACTATGCATGTTATTCAAGGACAGGTCAAACCTATACGCTTTTCCAAAATTCAAGTAGCAAAACAAGTTCTGCGACCATCAATCCCGAGGTAAGCGCGGCAGTAGATGCAATAGCAATATTCATCTTTGATTCGGCTTATAACGGTTCAAGCCCAACAAGTCAAAACTATCTTGCAAAATACGAAATCATTGTAAGCAAAAACGGAAATACTGGTCAAAGTACACAAGGCGAAGATGCACAATATATCTACCTTAAAGGTACTGGCAACAATAATCCGATGAGTGCTGTTTGTAAGATTAATAACGGTACTTCTATTGTAGAACGTACCAACATGACACGTGGACTTACACTTATACTTATTAACCGCTTGACGTTGGAAATTTATAGTCAAACGTCATACGATGTTTACGGTGATAGTGTAAGTGCAGGTGAAACGCAATGTGCCAACCTTGCAACGGCAATCAACAATGCAAGTTCATCGTACTTTGTGTGTGTCGTTAGTTATGATGCGGTTCGTTGGACTAATGACCTTATAGCTGCTTTGCAATCATGCGGTAGTAAAGGTATTGATGACACAACGGCATATCGTGTACCGTTTGCGTTTATTGGCTATAAAGGTTTGCCACAAGGTTACGGAATACAAATGCAAAGCGGACAGGGTACAAACGATGCTCCTGCCGAGGTCACGGCTTATGTGTCTAATGGTGCTTTAAGTACATCAAAAGACCCAACAGCAGGAAGGCTTGGTGGTCGTTTTTACTATGATGCTGGCGATTTTGAATATTCATCGTCGCTTAGTTTCAAGGTTACGGCAAGCGAAGCACCGTACTTCTTCTACGACAATAACTATTGGGTCTTTGAGCCAAACGTAACGTCCGATACGACATATACAACCGCTGATATGGGCTACCCGTCATCTACCAATTCAAATTGGCACTTGATGATGTATAACACTCAACGATTCTTTATGTCAGACGCAATCTTCGGGAAATACGCACACCTTGGTTCTGCCGTTATCAATGGCGATTGGATTATATCGTCAAACGGTTCTGTTCTTGGCACGAATTACACCAATGATAGTTACATGACTGGAAAGGTCATTAAGGCGAGCAGTACTGGTGATTTCAAGATAAAGGCATACACATTGTTTGAAACATCAAATCCGCTTAACGACAAATACGAAATGAATAGCGGTTCAAATATAACGATTGGGGCAAGCGCACAAACCGCATCCATGTGCCAACCGTATTTGACCAAGGGGAAGGTTTACAAATTGACCGTTGTAGGACGCAAGAATACAAGTGATTCGGGCGTTTATATACGCATTCGTAACAATTCCTATGGTACTTATTCCGCTATCTACCTTGCAACCACAAGCGATTACACATATACGGCAACATTCCAAGTAGAAACATCTGGTTACTACTATATTGAAATGTATCAACCAACATTACCGTCATCTTCGTCAGGTGGTGGTGTTGTAACGTCGTATTCGTTGGTTCGTGCGCTTTTCAAGACAGCATACGCAGTTGATTTGAAAATGGGTATTTCTTACCAAACACAAATCTATGCAAGTGGTGGTTTGCGTAGCCCGTTCACGTTTATAAACGAGGGTTCAACATTGACAAGCAACTTTAATGATAATAGTGCTTTGTACTCTTATAGTAGTTCTTGGGGTAGTGATTCGTACTACAACTTACCTTGGGATATTTCGCAAAGCGGACGTAAAATTTGCTTGACAAACTACAAGTGGAACGGAACTGAACAAGCGACTACTGGATATTGTTACCTTAACGCCCCAAGCGGAAAGTATTTCTATGAGGATGGAATACGGAAAAGCACGTTAAGGCTTTCACGCGAGGGTGTCGAGTTGCTTGGTTTTGGTGATACTAACGAATTCTACGGTTGGATTGTCGTTAAGCGTTTTGACCTTGTAACGGATAGGCGTTATGGTAGAAACCTTAAAGTTTTGGCAACTGGTAGGGTAAGTGTAACAAGTAGTGGTAGCGTAAGTGTTGCTTGTCATACATTCGATGGAACGTCTATAACTTGCACAAGAAATAGTGCAGGAAACTATACTTTGACATTTTGCGATAAGTGGTATCAGTCAAGCGGACACGTTTTGCCCATTCTTACACCGTTTGGGTATTCTAAGAACAGTAGCGGCAATACGTCAAACCCTGCGATTATTACGCACGTTGATTCGACATCTACAACCATAACCGTTCTCGCTTGTGACAAAGATAATAATGCCGTTGACGCGTCATTTAACTTTATCTTTACAAACTTTAACGACTGGTTGTATATTGAACCGTCGATTGATAACTCATAAATAAATACGAAAGATTATGAAAGTAAGATTGGTATTTAACAACATTATTCCGTTCAAAGGATTCAAGGCTATAACAATATGGCCTTGGGTCTTTGTTCGGAAAGACGCAAGTGTGTTTAACAAAACGGACGAACGCCACGAATCAATACATTTGTGCCAACAGTTAGAAACGTTGGTTGCGTCACTTGTAATAACGTGTCTTTTGTCCGTCTTTGGCGTTATTTCGCCTTGGTGGATATTGGTAAGCCCGTTGGTGTATTTTGTTTTGTATGGCCTTGATTGGTTGGTGCGTTGGTTTGCGTATGGCTTTGACGGTCATACGGCATATAGGAACATAGCAGCCGAGCAAGAGGCTTATGTGATGCAAACAAACGAAATGTACTTGAAAGAACGTAAGCCGTTCGCACATTTTGCTTACATCTTCCGCAAAACATATAAAAGACGTTAACGGTTTGGTGTATTTCAAAATATATTTGTATCTTTGCAACGAAATTTAAATTTGATTAAGATTTATGGCAGACGAGAATACACAACAAGCGACTGTTCAAGAGGAACAAGAACCAAGGGTAATATACCAAGGCACGGAACTAAAGTTTGCTTTGGATATTGACATTGAGGGCTTTTCGATGGATAGCGACGATTTCAAGGTTACTATCAAGAATACCAAGAAACAAATCGAAATAAAAAAGTCCGATATGTTGGTCACGGAAAACGACGAATACTTGTTTACCGTTGACACAGCGGAAATGGGTACTGGCGACTACTATCTTATCACAACGGCATACGTTCCCGATTCGGATTTCCAAGACGGGCTGCGTACCGAGGTTCAAAAACAATTGCTATGCGTGGTGACATCGTAACAATAGGTTCAAGTTGTGGCATTCATGGTTGCCAACGTATTACCATTACGCATAAAGGCGGTGGCGATATGGTGGCAACGCATGACCTTATCAACGATAAAGAACCAATAGTAGACGTTAAGATGCAAAATAAGCCCGTTTCCGTAGCCGTAGACGCGTTAAATCCGCAAATAGGTGTAACTATAAGCCCGAAAGATAATCAAGGCTTAAAAGTGGGTTTAAAACTTGTTTGCGGAACATCGAAAGGTGCATGGGAATATTTATTGGTCAACGAGGGCGAAATATTGCTTATCGACGGTCAATGTATTATGGTTAAACGTAGACAACAATAAAATAAAGAAAGGATTTTGTGTTATGGGTTACAAGTTAAACAAATATGGCGACCAAGTAAAAGACGATTTGGATGCGGTGGAGAACAAAACCATCTATCCCGATGCGTCTAAGCAAACGAAAGGTCTGATGACCGAGGAGCACGTCCAAGCACTTGAAGAGGTCGAACAAAAGGTTGACGAAGAAAGCGAAACCTTAACGGAATTTGAAATACGCATGATATGTAGATAAATTCAATTTTCGTAAATATAAAGTTTTCCTTATTTATTAATTTTTAAAACGTTTTAAAGTTATGGCAGTACAAACATCTGACAAAAAACTTGATGGTGCTGGTCTTGGCATACTTTGGGGTTTGATTAAAAGCCTTGTAGGTAGCCTTTCCATACCGTCAAAGACAAGCGACCTTACGAATGATTCCAATTTCGTTTCGGACGCATCGTATGTGCATACCGACAACAATTTCACAAGTACGTTAAAGACGAAACTTGATGCAATTGCTTCGGGCGCACAGGTCAACGTTATCGAAACCGTAAAGGTTAACAACGTTGCGCTTACCGTTACCGATAAGGCGGTGAATATCCCCGTTCCTACCGATAACGCATCTCTTGCTAACGGTGCTGGCTATCAAACCGCCAACGACGTTAACAACGCTATCGACGCAAAGTTGCAAGCGTACATCAAACCAAAGGGTTCACTTGCCTTTGCAAGCCTTCCCACCCCGTCATCCTCTAACCTTGGCTGGATGTGGAACATGACCGACGCATTCACTATCGACAACCGATTCAAGGAGTACGAAAGTGGCGTTACAAAGGCTTATCCAAAGGGAACTAACGTTTATGTCATCGAGGACACACCTGCCGAGGGTTCTACCCCTGCAACGTACCTTTTCGACATATTTCAAGGTTTTGTTGACCTTTCGGGCTATGCAACGAAAGATGATGTAGAGGTCTTGTCGCAAGCGGAAATCGAGGCTATTTGCGTGTAATTGTCATCGTGTAATACATGTAATGATATATTATGGCGGTACAGACATCTGATAAGAAACTCAATGGTGCTGGCTTGGGATGGCTTTGGGCGTGTGTTAAGTCATACGTCGCCACCCTTGCTACTACCGTTGAAACAAACCGTATCAAGATTCTTGGTAGGGTAGAAACGTTGTCACCTACGGCTTCGTTCGCACAAAATTCACTTATCACGGTTGCGCTGGAAACATATATCAACACCGCACCTATTGTTGGTGTACCTAACCATATTGTTACACATGACAACGAAATAGTAACGCACAATGGCGAGGTTGTTACGTATGGTTCTAATTCCTTGTCTACATGGGTAAGGATAGCAGGACAATAAGAAAACGCAAGACCGTAATAAGATACACTTTGTAATTAACAAGTATAAAACAATTAAGTTAAACTAAAAAGAAAAGATTATGGGAACATTAGCAAATGGTTTAAAGTCGCTTTTCTATGGTAATGGTTCTAACGTTGGCGGTACGTCACACCGTGTGCCATTGCTTGATTCAGGCGGCAACCCAGTTGGTTCAAACACGGTAGCGAATATTGCAAAAATCATGGGCGATTCCGCTTTCACAGGTTCGGTATTTGTGGCTACTCGTGAATCAGATGGTTATCCACGTTTCAGACAACCAAACCAAGCCGCATCTTATGCATCAACTGCGGTGGGTGCTGCGGTTTTCGAGGCTGGACGTTTGATTATCGTCGCAAAGAATCAACAAGCAAGCACAAAGTGGGCAACGTCTAACGTTAGCGGTGGAAACACTGCTATTAGCGGACGCGAGGCTGCTATGCTTGACTTTAGTGGACGTAGCAATACAAGTACCATTATCACTACACTTGGTGATAATGCACCTGCCGCAAAATATTGCCACGATTACTACCCAAGCAACGTTGCTGCCGACGATGGTAACTTTGGTGCTGGTCGTTGGTGGTTGCCAAGTGCAGGTGAATTGTGGACTATGTGGTCGCATCTTCGTGAAATCAATCGCGTCCTCGAGGCAATCGGTGGTACGGCATTGAACGAAGGACAGTGGTACTGGAGCAGTACGGAGTATTCTGCTACGTATGCTTGGGGTCTGTATTTCATCAATGGCTACTTCTACAACAACTACGGCAAGGCGTATGAGGGCAGTGTGCGCCCTGTGTCCGCTTTCTATTAACAATTTAACCATTTAGTTCTTTAACCCCTTATCGAAACGTAACATCTTGATATTTAACCATTTACAATGATTATCTATTTAGAAAACGTCTAAATAATGGGGTTAGAGAACCTAAATGGTTCGATTTGAAAAGACAAATTATAAGTAAAATCCATAAATAGCATAAAGGAAAAGAAATGTTAGCACGAGAAACGAAAATATACAAAGACGCATTTAATCTAACAAAGACCATGTTTGATATAACACGGAACTTTCGCACGGAATATCGTTCAACGATTGCACGTAGGTTAGAGGATGGCGCAGCGGAATTGGCAAGTAAAATTGTCGAGGCGAACTTATGCGAACCAAAATCCGACGAACGCCAACGTGTGTTAGGGCATGATTTCGTTGTTGTGTACGAAAAGTTGTTTTTCTTTCTTGCTATTGCATCGGACTTAAAACTTATATCGTTTAAACAGCACGCAAATATTTCACGTATATTGGACGAGATAGGTAAGCAAGCGACTGGTTGGCGTAAATCCACAGCGAAAAAATGACAAAAGACGTTTATCCGCAACGTGGAGGAACACAAAAGGGGCTTAACCGTCTACGGACGATAGCATTGTGTTTTTCTTTTCAAAAGGTCGCCCTACACCCAGTGGTGTGGCTAATTATAAACATTGTTGTGTTCGTTGTTCTCGCGTTCTCGACAACAATGGGTCATACGAAGGTGTTAAGAACAAGAAAATGGGTGGGTTTAACGGAGAATTCTGCTACGAATGCTTGGAATCTGAATTTCAACAATGGCAACTTCAACAACAACAACAAGACGAATGAGAACAGTGTGCGCCCTGTGTCCGATTTTGAAAGAAAACATTTTGTATTGTGTAACTTAATACAATGGCTAAGTATGGCTACAAAGGATAGCAAGACATACCAATGGTAAGGGATGAAGACATGTTCGAGGCATTCCGAGCGTGTATGCGTCACAAGGCAAGTTCACCATCGGCTATAAAGTATTTCCCCGACTACCAAAGGGATTTACTAAGGTTGGTGGATGAAATCAACGCCCGAACTTACCGCCCGTCTACGAGTATAGCGTTTATCGTAACAAAGCCAAAACTACGTGAGGTATTTGCTGCTGGTTTTCGTGACCGCATCGTACACCATTACATAGCATTACGCATAGAACCGTTGCTTGAACAATTGTTCTGTGACCGCACTTTCAATTGCCGTGTCGGTAAAGGTGTGATGTATGGTGTTGATACGTTGGCGAAAGACCTAAAAGAATGTAGTGATAACTACACAAAAGACGTGTGGGTTGCTAAGTTTGACTTGCAAGGTTTCTTTATGTCAATAGACGTAAAGTTGCTTAACAAGATGTTGCAAGACTTTATCAAGGCAAACTATTTTGGTGATGACAAAGACGATGTACTTTGGTTAAGCGAAATTATCATGTTGCACGAACCCGAAAAGGATTGTGAACGCCATAGTTCAATGGAACTTTGGAAACAACTACCAAAGAACAAATCTTTATTTACAAATGGTGATGGATTGGGATTACCAATTGGCAACCTACCAAGCCAACATAACGCAAATCTATTGTTACACCCTTTGGATATGGCTGTTGAAAAGTTAGGCTATCCGAATCATGGGCGTTACGTAGATGACGGTTATTTTATGGCAGTATGTGAAACGGAGGAACAAAGGCAAAAGATGTTGCATGATATGGGTGTACTAAGGCGGTTTATGAGCCTTTATTTGCACGTCCACTTGCACCCCGATAAATTCTATTTCCAACACTATACAAAAGGTGTGCCGTTTATTGGTTCGGTTGTTAAGCCACGTTTGATTTATGTCGGCAATAGAACTGTCACAAACGCCATTGACGCGGTTTATAGATTGAATCATTATTCCACAAGTGACGCAAAACTATTGCATAACGTACAAAGCCTTAATTCGTACCTTGGTGTTATGCGCCATTATGATACATACCATATTAGACGTAAGATAGCAGGTATGATAAGCCCCGAAATGTGGGATAAGATTTATTTCAAGGGTAGTTTTGATTCTATACATATAAAAAAGAATCAAACGCATAGGCATACGGAAAAGGAAAAAGTTGAAAGTCCGCAAGTAATTTATATGAAAGACCCGATAAATTTTGAACTCGCAGGACTGGCTTTTCCATTTGATAATCAAGAAATTACGGAAAAATAAAGCCGTAAAAAATTTACGGAAGGCTAATTTTTGAAAACGTAACACGTTGTATATCAATATGTTACGCTTTTTGTTTTGTTTTTAAACGGACTTATTAAAGTACGGTATGCCCGAAAACGTGTTGGATTGCTTTGTGACTAAGATGTGTAATGCTGGTGTTCCTATTTATTGGGAAGAGTATTTGTAATGGCTATGAAACAGGTTTATCTTAAATTTCCACACAACGAATGGGGAGTTGTTGTTTGCTTTGACTTTGATGTCAATGTAGAATACGACGTTATGTACGAACAGCTACGTAGTTTTGGTATGAAACCAAAGAACATTGAAAAGGCGTTGTCTATATTGTCGTATTACAACACGGGAATGTGTGTCAGCAACGAAACGTTAAAAATGTCGGCAATATACATTTCCGACGCCACAAGCCCAGAGCAATTTTGGGATACGGTAGCACACGAATTTGCACATTGTATTACGGCAATCATTGACGCTTACGATGTGCCTTATTATTCGGAGGATGCGGCTTACCTTGCTGGCTTTCTAATGCGACAATTCGTGCATGAGGCTGGCGAACCGTGTTTTTAGGCGTTTTAAGCACGTTTTTATATGAATATGGTAAAGTTATACATAGAAACAAAGAAAATGCCGTGACGGGCTTTAAAATGGCTAATCACGGCATTCTTTGTGTCAAATCTACTACTGTTCTTTAACAAACAAGTTGCAAATTTCGATAACGGCAGCACCTGCAATCACAATTGCACTATTGATAGCCGTTGCGTACTCTGGGTTTGTGTAAGTAACGATAGCCACACCTGCGGTTTGCAATGCGCCAACGATACCCGACACTAAGGCAAAAACTTTTTTGTTCATAATCTTTTTGTTTTTATTTGTTATACATAAAGGTCAAAAATGACCTCGTTAATCCTTTATATGCAATTCATCTTTAATTACCTCCAACAAATTGAACGCTGCTTCTCTGTACGGCATTTTAAATTCCATCTTATTTTTTCGTGGAACTAAGTAAACGCCATATTCGATACCGTTACACACATGAATGTTTGGGTCTATACGTTCTTCGGCATATTGATACTTTTCAAACGCGGCTTGGATTGAAATATTTTCCTCTATTGCTTGGCGCAGGTAAAGGAAAACGATAGTGTTTCTTTTTCGCTTTGACAATTGCTTTATACTATCATTATAAAGCCAATCGGCAATCTTTTTTAGTTCATCATCGGAATAACCCGATTTTAACATATCAAGCAATTTCCTATCCATAGTCAATCCTCTTTATACCCCCAAAATTCGAGTATCTCGTCGTATAGGTCATACGAACACGCCTTGTGTGTATATAGTTTCCACATCATAGAACCAACGGGGTATTTGTTACGTAAGCCGAAATAATGCTTTCGTGTCATGCGCATAATGTAATGCGTCTTTCCGTTGATGTTGTTCACCTTGTAGTTGCAAATTGGGTAGCCCTCTTTGTCAAACGTCACATTCTTGTGAAACAACTTTAGTTGCTTTGCTACTTTTCGTACCCTCATACTTTCACCACGATTTTAACAATATTCAATTCTATACGATTCTTGTAACTTATCATAACTGGTTTATCTTGTTCGTCACAATCACCGTTTAAGGCTTTCAACATGCGTTCGCATTCGCTACGTTC